GTAGCAACACCAGATCAAAATGGTAACTACATTGTTATGACCAACATACTCGCAAGAGCCAAGTTGATTGACGAACTCAAACAAAACACAATGTTGTTTTACAAATATACAATCAAAGATGGTGATACGCCAGAGATTATCGCAGACAAATATTATGGTGATTCATACAAATATTGGATCATTATGTATTCGAATAATCTTATGGATCCTCTTTGGGACTGGCCAAAAGACTATACACAATTTTTGATTTACCTCGATTCGAAGTATGCAGAAGCTGCGGCAGAATTGGACATTACACCATTCCAATATGCACAATTAACTGTGTATGCATACGAAAAAGTATTAACTACAACAGATAAAACCTCTGGTGCAATCACGACAACCTACTTGAAGTTGACAGAAGATGATTATAATTCATTAACACCTTCATCAACTTCTTATACTCCAGATGGTATTAATGAAGTCGCTGTTGATATAACTAAAAGAATAGTCTCTATTTACGACTATGAATATGAACTGAATGAGAGAAAAAGAGACATACAGATTATGAATGTTAGCTATGTTTCTCAAATGGAAAATCGCTTTAAAGAATTGATGAGCGCATAATGGCTACATTACCAACTGTTGTTGTAACTGCTAATCGTGAAAGTCCACCAGTAATACCTGATGTTATTCCAGGAGATTTGATTACGTCTGATCAATTTTATCTCGAAAAAATAGAGTTGATTACGAGTGTACAGGTCATATCTTTGTCTAGCATTATGGTCGAGTTTTCATATTTCGAAGACATAATGAATAATGCGATCACAGGTGAAGTTCTAATTAATGATGCGACAAGTCTTATCGACAGATTACAACTCACCGGTAATGAATATGTCAGAATGGAATTTAAAAAGACCAAACAGTCTGAAGAGTCCTTCTTTAAATATTTCAGACTGTTTAGAATAAGCGAACGTATATTAGATACGAACTACACTGAACTGTATAAATTACAACTATGTTCAGAAGAACTCATACTATCCGAACAAAAGAAAATTAGTAAGTCATATCCAGGTAAAGAGATACATTCAATAGTAGAAGACATACTGATTAATTCTTTGGGTATTCCCAAAAGAAAAGTTTGGATTCAGAAAACAAAAGGTGTGTATGACTTTATTGTTCCTTATAAAAAACCATTCGAGGCAATAAACTGGTTGGCAAACTATGCACAACCAAAAGATTCACTCGGTGCAGACTACCTATTTTTTGAGAATAGACACGGATTCAATTTTATGTCTTTACAGAATCTTTACAAACAACCCGAATATCGTAAATATAAGTATGATGTGAGAAATTTGGGCGAAGATAGTAATACATCCGAAGCAACCAGGTCCATCTATGGCATTAAGTCATACACCTTTCTAGACACTTTCGATTCGCTTTATGGTACATCGACCGGAGCTTTCTCTAATAGCGTATTAACTATTGATCCACTGACTCGACGTTACACAACAACTAATTATAATTACTTAGACAATTTCGCCAAGTATGAACACTTGAACGCATATCCAGTTTTACCGAAAACTAAAAATCGAGATAATATTGGAGCAAATGAAAGTTATAATTCCGTATTAAAAGTGCTAACAACTAACGCAAATCAAAAGACTGCTGAGGGTATTAAAGGTGTTGATGGCGCAGTGTCGAATGACACAGGTGTAGAAACATTCGTACCACACAGAACTGCACAACTTGCGATGGCACACTATTCAAGAATTAAATTATCTGTTGCTGGTGATCCTGCATTAACTGTTGGACAGATTATACACTTAACATTACCTTCGCTAAAGAACAAAGACGGATCAAGTTTGCAACAAGGCCAAAAAGATGAGGTTCATTCTGGTTATTATATGATTACCGCAGTGAGACACATCATCGATGCATATTTGAAGTATGAGACAGTTTTAGAAGTGGCAAAAGAAAGTTTCCCTACAGCAATGTCGGAATATACTTCAACTGATGCAAAACAATTACAAATGAAAGTTACGGCGGATAACCAATGAGTGAATTTACAAATAGATTAGGTCAAGATAACTTTATCTGGTGGACTGGCGTAGTAGAAGATAGGAACGATCCATTGAACCTGGGTCGTTTCAAGTGTAGAATCTTTGGTTGGCACACCGAAAATCTGAATGAGATTCCCACCAAAGATTTGCCATGGGCAATGCCGTTGCTAGGAACAAACAACTCCAAGAACTTCTCGACTCCAATGGAGGGCGATTATGTGATGGGTTTCTTCACTGATGGCATGGCAGGTCAATCACCCGTTGTTATGGGTGTATTACCTGGCATACCACAGTCAGCACCAACAACAGGTAAAGGTTTCTCGGCACTGGCTAAGATGCACAACAATCCAGATGTGATCAAGCTAAAAGAAGAAAAGCCTGCCGCACCAAACACTGCGCCAGCACAAGAGATGCAAAAGCCAGGTAAACCAACAACACCGGCGAATGCTTATACTGCAAACGGCACAATGCTGAGTGTTACAAATTCAAACTTAACACACGCCTGCGATTTCAAATTCTTAATTAACTTCACAGACTTAAATATTGGCGTCATTCAGAATCCAATTACACTCATAGAACAAGCTATCGCAGAATCCAAAAACAAAGCGGCAGCAATCATGAGAGCAGCTATTGCAAAGATTGTTGATGACTTTAGATTGGTTATCGATGGAATAATAATCACATTGAACCTTGATCCATCCGGAGAAATTGCGAAAGCAGTATCAACTGCACGTTACTATGTGCGCCAAATCAATTATTATTCGAAAAAGATTGCCGAGTTCATTGGTGCCGCAGCATTGGTGATTTCACTCATAAAGGAATTAAAACAAATCATCGAGTGGATTAAAAGTTTGCCTGCAAAAATTCTGGCACTTCTGAAAGACTGTCTTGCAACATTCACCAAAGGTGTTACTGATGCAACTTCACAGATTACAGCAATACCCGGACAAGTTAGTAGCAGTTTAGCAACAGCATTTACGGAACTACAAACCTCAGCAGAATCTACAGTTGCAGCAATTGAGGAGCAAGTTGTTGAGGCCAATGTACCGAACACAATTATTGTACTTGTGACTTCACCAGCAGATGCAAACTTGACTGATGTTGAATTGTACTTCACAGATACATATGCCAACTCAAACGTGATACTAGATCAAGCATCCACTGCATCCTTCAATATTGCGAACACATCTACACCATAATAGGATTTATAATGGAACAACCAAGTTTTTTCACTGGATGGACAGAGCCAGAGTCGGCAGCCAACACAGCTTATCCGCCACAAGCACCATACAATACAATTACTGCTACAGAGTCTGGACATACATTCGAACTGGATGACACCAAAGGTCGTGAACGTGTCAGACTTATGCACAGGACTGGAACGTTCATCGAAATGCATCCAAACGGCGATGAAGTGCATAAGGTGTACGGCAATGGTTATGAAATCACTATCAAAGACAAAAACGTATTGGTTGAGGGTAATTGCAACCTAACAATCAATGGCGATGCAAACATCAATATCAAAGGCGATAAGGTCGAATACGTCGAAGGAAACTATGAATTGCATGTCAAGAAAAACTTCTCGGTTTTAACAGAAGGTTTGACCGACATCACATCACAGAATGATATGAGCATTCGTGCTGGCGCAGCCATAACTGGCACGTTGACTCTTGGGGCATCTGATTGTGTATTCATGAAAGGTGATATCAGCTTGGACGGAGAATTGAATGCGGCCAAGATTACGTCACGCGGACGAGTCGATGCGGCGACAGGTATGAGTGCAGGACCTTTAGGTTTTGTCACAGCATTAGGTGGCGTATCGGTTGGTTTACCCGTTGCAGTGCCACTAAATATATTCTGTGCGCAAAGTGTGAATGCGGGTCTTTCAGTTAATGCTGGAGCATCGGTGAATGCACCAACAGGAAACTTTGGAGTCATGAGTGCAATTCTAATGACAGACAACATTAACACGACAATCTATGGTTCGCACTTCCACGCAACGTCAAGAGGACCGACTTCACCACCAATTGGCCCAATGATTTAAGGATATATTATGCCAGGCATTTTCGATAGATTAAATTTTCCATCTTCATTGAGTACACAAACTACAGCATATTCCGACAGAACAATCAATACAATGAACGCTATGCCAAAGCTGCTAAGTGAATGGCAAAATGAAGACATAGCCAGTGCGAACACCACAGGTTACTTTAAGAATCCAGTAACGCCGTATACAAGCAACGTCATATCTATAACTTCCAGCATAGAGAGTCTAACTGGCGGAACATTGAATGTTGGTAGTGTTTACACGGCAGCAAATACACTATCCGGGTTTATTCCGCTATATAATCAACACACTGATCGTCTTTCCGGACTGGTGTATGTTAATGAAAATACGGCAACATTACCACACTATGAAACCGCAATTGGATTAGGTAAAGTTTTGTCACATTTGGTCTTTCAGAGTGATGGCATATCAAACAATGCAGTCATGATTGGCAGTTTTGGTGCATTATATTCTATCAATACGATACAGGCATACTACACAACAATTCAGCCTTATCCTACATTGATAAGCAATAGTTTATACACAGACCCACAGGGCAATTTATCTTGCAATCTGAGCAATACAATACTGAACCAAATGAGCGGCACACTAGGTAATCTATACACATATTTGGTGAACACCAAAACTAGCGATGAAACATTTTTTGCTAATTCTAGAGCAGTCGTGGATGATTATAATGCAGTCAAAGGTTTCACCAAAATGGGCCAAACCGAAATAGAATTGACTACAACATTAATTGGTTCAGATAAGCTACTAAGTAGGATAACATAAATTTATCACGATAAATACCAGAATGGCAACAAATAAAAAACTCTATTCCGACATCGACCCGACATTCACAAGAACTCCGGGTAAGAATGATATTGCACTCAGTTTCGATGAGATGGCGGTAATTCGTGCCCTTCGTTATTTGTTGCTGACGAACAACTACGAAAGACCATTTCAACCAAACTTAGGTTCTGGTATACAGAAAATGCTCTTCGAGCCAATAAATCCACTAACTGCAACTCAATTGCAAACTGAAATTCAAACTACGATACGTAACCATGAACCTAGGGTGGAACTACAGAGTGTGAACGTAAAAGAAATGATCGACAACAATGCATATCAAGTCAGTCTGGAATTTTACATTGGTAATAACTCTTCACCGACAGAACTCACACTAATCCTTGAGAGGACACGCTAATGGCATCCGCTAATGAGTTTTATGTGTATGCATATGTGCGAAAAAGTAATAACTTACCTTATTACATAGGTAAAGGCAAAAATAAAAGATATGCACCTTCTTAAAGGAGAATAATTTTGGCATCAGCTAACTCAGGTCTACAAATTACCAATCTAGACTTCACCTCGATCAAATCGAGCTTAAAGAATTTTCTACAGCAACAAGACACACTCAAGGACTATAACTTTGATGCTTCGGCATTGTCGGTTCTTGTTGATTTGCTTTCATACAACACACAATACAATGCATACTATTTGAATATGGTAGCCAATGAGATGTTCTTGGATTCTTCAATCCAAAGGAACTCAGTAATCTCTCATGCAAAATTGTTGAACTATGTGCCGAAGTCTGCATCGGCGCCGAAAGCATATGTGGATTTGAAAGTTAATCAGGTTGCCGAAGCTACTTTGACACTACCAAAGTATACACAATTCATCTCGGAAGCTATCGATGGTGTAAACTATTTGTTCTTGACTCCAGATTCAACGACTGTTCCAGTAACATCCAATACAGCAACATTCACTGATTTGGAACTGGTGCAAGGTATCAGCACAACAATTGCATATACAGTAAGTACATTGGCCAATCCAAAATTGGTGTTCGATCTGTTAGATACAAATATTGATACTTCTACGCTCAAAGTCACTGTTCAGGAATCATCTTCGAATGCTTCTTTTGAGACATACACGCAAAGTTCAGATTACATAAAGCTGACACCAACTTCCAAGGTTTATTTCTTGCAAGAAGGTTCATCTGGCAAATATGAATTATACTTCGGTGACGGTATCTTGGGTTATGCACCCAAAGATGGCAACGTTGTCAATATTTCATATATCTCAACAAACGGAACAGCAGCATATGGAGCAAATAGTTTTGTTTTAATGTCTTCTGTCGGTGGTTATTCTAACACAGTTGTGACAACTTCAATCTCAGCATCCAAAGGATCAGAGAAAGAATCAATCGACTCTATCAAGTTCACTGCACCAAAAGCCTATGCGGCTCAAGGCCGTGCCGTGACCAAAGAAGATTACATCTATTTGATTCAGAACAACTCAACAAACTTACCAATCGATTCAGTATCGGTTTGGGG